TTGCGTGTATAATGCACGATAAGATACAGCACGATTAAACGATTGCTTAATTGAATATTGTATACAATGTACAGCATACGAGCCTATAAAAAAGCTGTACCACACAATGTGGCACAGCTATAACCATTCTTTATTTAAACATTAACACACGACACAAACATTATTTCCATGTTGAAGTGTTAAGTGTAAGCTGAGTATTCAGATACATCACATTGTTTAGTGTATACGGTAAAGAGATCTTTCCATCCTGTTCAATTGTGAGATTCTGAATTTCCAGTGACTGATCCGATCTTGTCACGTATAAAGAACTCCAAATTTTTCGATCTCCTGTTGAACCAATCAGACTCATAATATTAGTAGGAATTGTTCCAAGTCTTGTTGTACCGGCAATAGTTGAACCCTGAGAAAGTTCAATCTGTCCACTAATGTTTAACAGTCCTGAGAACTTGTTGTATGAACAGTTCCATGAACCTTTCGTGTAGTTAGGAAGACCTGTATTATGAATGTTAATACCCTGAATCCACTGATTACTGGTGTTAATGTCCGTAATATTATGCTCATTCTGATTTGACTTGTTCAGTGCTGAGCTTGCTGTATTTGTCGCGTTCTGAATAGATACGTCCTGTTGTGCGTTTTTTGTTTTTAAACTAGCTATATCTGCACTGTTAGCTGTCACAGAGTCATTTAAATTCTGCACGTCTTTCGATGCTTTATCTGCTACAGCCTGAGCTGCACCGGCAGCGCTCGTTGCCTTGCTTGCGGAATCCGCGTTCGTTTTCATTTGTTTGTCTATTTTCAACATATCTCCGTTATAGTCACCAAGGTATGTAGGTTTGTCCGTTCCGATATACTGTGACAAATCATAGTTTGCTGTTTTGTTTGTGCTACTCATAATAATCTCTCCTTACATTAATATATCTTTTGCTGTGTTATCAAACGTGTACGCCGTCATATTGTAACCTACAAAGGTATTACATGTTAGTGATGTTATGGCATCAAACTCTCTAACTGTAATTGGTGCGTTGCTGTGCAATTCAGCCAACTGATAAATCACATCTTGATAGAATACGTATTTACCTGTTAACGGTGAGAACATGTATAACTGACTTGATGGGATTAATTTGCATCCGGCGTATAAATCAAAATCGTGTGCCATCATGCTTAGCGCTTCAAAACCATTACAGCTCAGCTCCAAACCGTCAAATTCATCGCAAGTTATTCCACAATATCTCGCTGAGTCATAAATATCACCAAGAATTTTACATATGTTGTTATATTGTCCTGTGACAGGATTATAACACTGTATATTCTCGCAGACGTACTTGTCAACATAATCAATTAATCTATCAATCTGCTGATTGATGTATGAATACGTTTCAGCGTTTAGACGGTACACGGTTCTTGTCAACTCCGTCAATGAATTCGAAATATCATTTATTTTCTTATTTATTGATACTTCAAGTTTTGTTATTTTTTCGTTGTAATCAGATTCAACAATAGTAATTTTTCCGTCAACATACCCTTTAAAGTCAGCAACTTGTGTGTTCACATACTCTTCAAGGGAATGTATTTCACTTTCAAGTGTTGCTTTTAATTGAGCGATTTGCGTGTCCGTGTAATTTTTGTATGCATCCGTATAGTCATTGATAGCTGAAATGCATTCATTTATCTTTTTTTCAAGATAACACAAAACCTCATAGTACGACTGTTTGTCGTTATACACTGACGGTAGATTACAACAATTCAATTTAATTAATGGTGTTATTTCCATATTATCACCTCACTTTTACCACACTTGCATAAATAATCTTCTACAGCGTTTTAACAGTATTGTGTTGATTAAATACGTACCCTCAGAAATTGCTTTAAAATATTTTCCACTATTGCGTGTGTCTGTTTCATTTTCAGAGAGTGTGCGTTTTGTGTTGCCTACACGGTTGCTATCACTTTGCCCGGAAGAATTTGTTGTTGTATTTGTGGTGTTGTTTGTGGTCGCTTCGCCTCTATCCATTTCAGATGCATAGTCATTTGTACTAATTGTGACCTGTGGGTTGTCTGAATGAATAGACTGCGAGTTTTGTTTCTGATTTGAAGTATCTGTAGATACTGCATCTTGCTTCACATCTGTGTTACTTGTCTCTGTGTCGTTTATGTTTTCATTGTGTTTCACCACCCTTTCTCCCGCAACGTTAGGCATATCACCAAGCAATCTATATTTTTGACTCATTTCTTCCATGCTTTCACACATCAAACCTTTAAAAAATTGTTTGTGCATGCCTAACGTTTCTTGTCCTATTTCATTATTCAAATACCTTGTTAAGTATGCGCTCATAAACTCAGATTTTCCATCACCTGTGTTGTTATACCAAGGAAATGAGAAGTCGAAAAAAGCGTTTACACCATTCTCAACCAGTTCATCCGGTGATAGGCTCTCCGAGTTTGGTACAATGTTTTGAAGTATATTATATATAGTTGTGGTGTACTTACTCAATAACATCACCCTTTCTGTCAATGTTTGGCATAAACTGTGTTGGTGCGTTCAGTGGTGTTGGTAGGTTCGATCTAAATTCCACTTTCGCTTCCCATCCGAACAATTTATTGCAAGCGTCAATTGCACGTTCTCTTAGTGCTAGAGCTATATTTCGATTACCCTCTGTGTGACCGTTGTTCCCGGCAACTTCATCAGATATCAGTCTTTCTCTTTTTTCTGATGGGTTCGATTCATAGCCAAGATCAGTTAGTACACGCGCCCACAATACGGTGAGTTCATCTTCCAACTTGTCAACAACATAAGGCGCGCCTAATGTGACAGCTTGTAAATTCTTAATATTAATTGTGTCGCTAATTTTAATCACAGGGACATAGTTGGAGTATTCTTCACCGAGTACTTGATAACTCAGCTTTTCGTCATCGGATGAAACAATCACAACAGGTGTACGTTGACTAAACATGTTAATGTCACGTGTACGCCACACATCTGCCATAGTTTTTGCGTACAGACAAGCCGTATAATAATATGGAAATGCTGTGGCACTATCCCACATAACGACGGAATTTTCTTTCCCGTATTCTTTCATGTAGCCGTTATTTGCATACGCCCATCTATCCTGTGGCACGTTGTATATATCATACATCCCCGACAAATTCACTTTCATAAAGGCAAAAGCGTCTGCTATATCATCATAAATGAACGACCCCAAGCCGTGAAAAAACATGACGCGTTCTATAAAGAATGGTTCAATTGATTCGGGTAATCCTGTGTATTTGAACCGATTAACAAACAAGTTCATGATACTGTTAAAAAAGTAGAATTCAGTGATGTCTCGCTCGTTACACGGTTGATTTATGTTCTTTTCGTATACCCGGTAAGGGTTTTTCACTGTACCCATACTATCACCTCTTTTCTAATTGTTTGGCAGCGAATAGTTTCCGATATCATCTGTATGCCACAGTGTAACACCACGGTTGAAAATAGATCTAATCTGTTGTAATTGCGCTAAGTCAGTCGCACCTGTGAAACCACACCCGGCTGTTTTAACGTAATTCCATGTTGATCGACTGTGTATGTTTGGTGTTGCGACTCTATTGATTGGATACCCGTAGATGTCAAAGAACGAGTCAATCACACGTGCAAATTCTTCCTGACACGACATAACGTAGAAAGTGAATCCCGTTAGAGCACAAGCCACATTGACATTTTCAGAAAGTGCTTTCCCGTGAACAGACGCCGGGACAACAGATTTGTCTCTTAGCTGAGCCAATAACGACATAGTGCCTTGGATTGCACTGACTGAGGATGATGTGGCTTGCATTCCACCTAACACAGCACTTGCTCCACCTGTAGCTACAGCTGTCACAGCACCAACAGGTGCTTGTATTGAATCAGCCACAATAGATGTAGCTTGAACAGCCAGTGCGCCCTTATTCTGAGCAACCCAAGCTTTGAACGTGTCAGACTGGAAAGCACATTGTGGAAATCCTGATATCACCAATGACTCAGAAAATAAACGGTTCACACCCTTATAATTTGATGGTGACACCAACACCTGTGGTAGGGTACACATTGCACCAACTATTTCAAAGTCAATACTGTGGTCGGCATTGTTCGATAATTCAAACCGATAGACATTTGCCTGACCCTCATTATTGTCCACCATAGCATAACAAAATGGGTAACTATACAGTTTGTTATTGCGTGGAATATAACCACCGAAAATATCACCTTTGTTTAATGGTAACTTGAACTCTGCCCGGTTTGAGTCATCACCCTTTATCGCGTTAATGCATATTTGAGGAGCCATGAATATAGCCATAATATCGTCAACAATACCCTCTTCCGTGTATTGTTTGATTAGGTTGTTTACGGTTTCCACGTCTTTGATACTGTAATGACCCAACGACCCTGTTCGATATATCCCATTAACAACTGAACCGTCAAAAGGTTCACCCGTTGTCCCCTCTGAAACATAGACGCATATGTCCATATTGTACAATGGATATAGATAGGAATTTGCCACTACCGACTCTCCTGATTCAAGGTTCACAGGTATTTGGTTTGCACCTATTTTGTCCTGGCTTTTCGGTATATGTTGATATTCGATGAAACACGGTTTCACATTCAGTTTATACCAGTTACATTGAAAAACGTCCAGTTCAAATATGATTCTTGTTGTACGCTCTGATCTCCACTCTATAGATGTAATGAAACAGAATACCCATTCATCGTGTAAACCATAGTTGTTGAACGCCAAATAGTTAAGATCAAGCGCAGACATTTCAGTGAATGGAACTTTCACGTCAAGTGACCCAACTCTGATTGGTGACATTTCATCCAATCCACTGGAGAGGTTAACCCTCCAGTTCTCAAGATGATTTAGCAAGTCCTGTGTTGAGTTGTATAATCTAACATGGTTATAGGAATTATCCCACGGAACACCCCTATACAGTCTTAATTGTGTTTGTGGTGCACGTGGCACAACATTTGCCTGTGTAGGCATTGGAATCATGATTATTCACCTCCAGTAAAAGTTTTCCCAACTTCCGATCTTTTAGTGATCCCGTTTTTGTCAGTTAAAACAACGTCAAGTTCAGTACTGTCACCCACTGATTCTGCAACATTTTCGATAGATAATGTTACATTGTCTTCTGCTTGATCCACTATAGTGGCTGTGTACTTGTCTGTATAAGGTGTTCCACCTGTGAAAGACTCAAAAGGTAAAGCAACGTTGCCCTTATTCAACATTACTTTTATAGTTGTATCCACTATCGTGTTTGGCATCACCTCTACATACAACTTAATACTAGAGATGTCATCCGTAATAGTAAACGCTTGGTTATTCAAATAATACATTTCTGAACCTGAGATGTTTCTAGTTTTTATAACAGCCCTGATTTGATTTACACCACCTGAAATGTAGTAATTTCCGGGTACAACAGGCACACTACATATTAGATCAGTTGGCCGAGAATACTCGTTTCCGGTTTCCCCTATTGCTGTAACCACATTGTCTTTACACGACCAAGTCACACCGTCTACAGTGACGCTGTTTTTGTTCGGTAAATTTGCAAGTTGCGCCCCGGTGCTACCATGAATAGCCAGTTTAGCGTCACTAATGAAGTTATCGTCTAGTACCATAAGATCACTCGCTGCACCTCTTGTGTATTCTACAGTTTGTTCACTTGTTTCGTTTTGCGGGATCGATGTCACACCTAAATTTTTCCACTCAACACCTGTTAACACTAACCCGCTTTCGTAAAATTTACGGTTGTTTTCACAACCTCATCAGGTCTGTAAACAATCTCAACAGCAAGTTTTGCTGATGTTTCATCTGAGCCAACGTATAACTGATCTGTACCAGGCAAGATATATGTATCTTTCGAAGTTGCACCTGAAACACTGTAGGTAAGAAGTTTCTGATGGTATGCACCTGTTCCACCTGTCACGGTTGCCGGAATATTGATCACTGTACCCGGTGTGTATGTTCCACCTTTCGCGGAAATAGTTAACGACTCTGTAGCTACCTGATCTGTGGTGAACACTCTGATCGGGTAGAACGGTGACGCACTAATCATTTCCACCATAGTGTAGAAATAATTCCACGCCAACACGTTCGCAAGTCTCTGGTCGCTCATTTCACGGAACTGATCTCTTACATTGAAAAATCTAATATCCATCAATACACCCTGAATCGCTGAGTTCGCGAACTTGTCAACAATTACGGTTCTAACATCCACCTGTGTTTTGTCAAGATGGAACGCATAAGCCAGTGCGTCAACACTAATCTGAGCGTTAACTTTCGGTGTTGTAATGAAGATGAGACTGTACGGTTCAGATGTAGAAGTCGCACCCGCGATGTTGTTCGCCGGGTTCGGGAATTTAAATTCATCCACTGCGGATTTCACCTCTGCAAGCATTCTCTTAGCAGACGCTTCATCCACAACAGCCGGAACAGTAACAGCCGGTAAAATCTGTTGTGTATATCCAGTGTCAATCATACCTTTCATAGCGTTGTATTCATCCCAGTTCGCACCGGACACGGCTGACTGCATTTTCATCCCCATCATGTCGCGGATTCCGAATTCTGTCAAAAATGCTGACCGTAAGTTATCGAATGTTACTGTAACTGGGTACTGCATATTTAGATTGACCTTGTGGAACACGGTCATAATATACGACTGATACTGCTGAAATGCAACCTCGTAGGATTCACGTGGGTCGTACAATTTCCCTTTGCACATATTGACGAATGTTTCTTCGTGCGTCATACCATAACGCATAGGGTCTTTTTTATACATAGCAAGAGGATTTTTCCAAGCTGTTGAGTCCACAGTCTGTAAACCGATTCTCTCAAGTAGAGATGGAATAATCTGATTTTTACCCTGTGAATAACTCATCATTGTTGTGAAAATCTCAGACAGATTAGCAAGAGTTGCCTCGGGTATTCTGTTTTCAAGTTCATACTCTGACCTCATTGCATTTAAAATTGCTGTGTTAGTTGCTTTCGTTGCCATGTGTGATCTCTCCTTTCTCTGTGATGTTTCACGTGAAACATCTATCAATAATTACTCTGTTTCTGCTGAAAAGTCCAAGTCGTCCAGTTTGGGTACTGGTTCAGGCGTGATTGGTTCAGGCGTTATTGGTTCATCAATCGGTTTTTCCAATGCTCCACTGTTCTGTGTCATGATTGCCTCTTTGAACCGTGTTTTGTACTTTTCAGCAAGATCATTATATTTCGCTTTCCAAGTGGATTCGTCCTCTGTTGGTGTTCTTAGCACGGTGAGTGCTTCGTCAAACTCCTCTACATCGCCAATCGCATCAATAATCTGTGTTAGTGCTTCTTCTCTTGTCATACTCTATTAGCTCCTTTCCATATTGGCATACTGTATAACCACAATTTTGATTTCTTTTTCTTTTTCGGGTGTGGGTTGTTTGGGTTAAAATTTTTTAAATATTCATACCACTTTCTTGCGTCTTTTCGCCGTTCTTCCTCAACCTCGACTCCGGCACGTTCGAAATTTTTTAGGAACGCACTCGCAAGATACTCAGGTTCATCTGTAGCTTTTTTAAATTCCAACCAAGACATTTTATATTGTGGGGTTGGAATCCACTGACCGGATGGGTCAGTCTGCGTATCTAGCCACAAACACTGCCCGTCACCGTCATCAATTTCGAACCCCTGACTTTTCGCCCAGTTTGTATAGTTTGTTGCGGGTGTCCACTGAGCGAGTCCGAAACCTAGACTATAATTTCCCTGATCTAAGTTTTGCCACAAACCCGGGTTGATATTGGATTCTCGCTCAAAGTTACCAAGCATACCGGCGACAGCGTTCAAAGTGAAACCATAACCCCACATGATCGAATAGAAGACATAAGCATTGTTTTGCATTTCTTCCTCTGTTAGATAGTTATTTTTACTGATCCATTTAAGTTTTGTGGCTGTTCCCAACCGATACAAGTCTGTGTAGTAATCAGGCTTTGTGACAAAGCTATTTATGGAAACCTGTTGTGCAAGTGGAACGCTAGCAGTGTGCGCGCCCATTGTGATTCCACCACTGTCCGCCGGTTCATAACACATTTCTGTGTGCTGACGTGACGCGTTACGCACAACTAAAATGTCTCCGGCTTGCCATGGCACGGCATCTGTTTTAAAGTGTTGCGCTCCAACATCTAGCAAATACTGTCCCATGGTGTAAGTCGTGAACCATGGATTCGTTTCGAAATAACCGGCTTGCGTTAATGCCTGAGAGATCAAAGAGGAACAATCATAATACGTGATCCCGTTCACATTCTGTCCACGCCGGTATTTCTGAGAATAACCAATGTTGGGTGCATTACACGCGTTAATCATCCATGTGTATGCTGTGTTAATAGACGGCATATTACCACAACCTTATACTTTGACCCGGATAGATTCGATTCGGATTCTTGATTCCGTTCAGTTTAGCAAGCGTCTGATAACTCGTATTATACCGTGATGCAATGTCAGACAATGTATCACCTGACCGCACTGTGTAATACTGTGAAACATTTGATGATTGCGAACCTGACGCAACTGTCAGCACCTGACCCGTAAAAATAGTATAAGGCGAATGAATACCATTTCTATTTGCAATATCAAGCCACGAAACACCAAGTCTTTTTCCAATGGCGGATAAACAATCACCAGTTTTTACTGTGTACGTTGCGACACTTTCCGTATTCGTGTTTGATGAATACGCGCCGGAAATTGTGAGAACCTGTCCTGGGTAAATCAAGTTCGGGTTCGCGATACCGTTCAGCTCAGCAAGATATTTGTACGTTGTGTTGTATCGTTGTGCAATACGTGACAACGTATCACCTGACTGTACAGTGTAATACACAACACGATCTTCTGCTTTGTGGTTTGGCTCAGACGGTTTATAGTTATCTGACGCAACATAACCCGCTAATTTATCCCAATCCGCATTATCACCATAAAAAAGATCTAAGTCTAAATTTTCCGACCATCCACGCAAGCGACCTGACGAGGTGTATTGATACAACACTGTGTTGTCGTAAAACTCACCAAGTGAACCACGTAACGGTGGGTTGTCTACGAACCCATAAATCGTGTTATACCCCGAATAATAACCCGCGTTCCATAAGGAATAATGCTCTGACACTGAGCTCCAGTCGTATCTATGTATTACGCTGTTTGACATATAGATCACAGGTTTCACACCTGTCATGTTATAAACAGCGTCTAGCCAGTCTTTCGCCCATCCGACACCTTGATCGACTGCGGATGACTCATAATCCAACACCAACACAGAATGTCCGATATAGCCGGAAATGTGATCTACGAAATACTTAGCCTGTGTGATGGCGTCACCCTTTCTCGCGAAATGGTATACACCCGTCTTTTTTCCGCTCTTCTTTGCGTCTTGATACACTCTGTCACAATCAGGGTTAACATAACTTGTGCCCTCTGTTGCTTTTGCGATTACGAACTCAACATCATGCATCTGTGTTACGTCAATTCCACGTTGCCAGTTAGACACGTCAATACCGTTCATATTAGCACTAGCTGTAACTGGTAGTGAAACAACAAGCATAACAGATAGGAATAATGCGATCAGATCCTTACTTTTTTTCATTCACATTCACCTCACTATCTAGCTTGTCGCATAACTTCTGTAACACAAGGGTGTTATTGTTTAGTGCATCCGCCATTGTTTTCATTTCTTCTGTGTGTGATTGCGACAGCTGTTTAAGCTGTTCAGAATCCTTGTCACGTGTGTATTTCTGATAATACATTAACACACCACAACACACAATCGGAAAACCAACCGTAGCAACGGCGTTAATCACTGTGTTAATAGTTTCCATGTTTTTTCACCCCTTTCTGTGTAATGTTTCACGTGAAACATGTATCAAGATGTTTCACGTGAAACATGTATCAAGATGTGTGTTAAACAATTAAGCAATCACTTAATCGTTAATTACATTATAGCAAAATAAAATAGCGGTGTCAACAAATTTACTGTTGACACCGCTATTTTATGTGCCCGTGACCTATAAGATAAATCAAAGGGTGCGTTACTCCACCCGCCCCGGTTGACTACTTGCCCCTTAACGCGTCCGGGCGCGGTCAGTGATTCTGCTCAAATAGGGGAGCAATATTATAATATCACAATTTATTACCTATGTCAACCTATAAAAAAGATAGCATATCGAACACCATATTTTTACAAGCGAGGTTTTGGAAACGCATCAAACCACGGTGAAAATAATTTCGTAACGCCATAATAATGTAGTTGCTACTATTCACCATCACTGCGCGATCGTCTATAACATCCGTATAATTGAAGCAGACACGCCGTGGGAATGTTTCGTCCGCGCCCTCTGACACATAGACACAACTGTTGTATTTTCTTACATTGTACCACATTTCATTGTAGCGTATCGAAAGCATATACTCAGACGCGCCCGACGGTCGTGTGATTAACGCGTCATTGTCATTCAAATACACGTTCTGTGACGCATGGGAAAAGTATTTTGATCCGGAAAATGCACGGTTAAAAGCTGAACTCTCAAAAGCTTTACTGGCGTTCTCGTTATATGTTCGCTCGTATACCCAACCATCACCACGTAATATTTTTGTGTCACGTTTTAGCATTTTATTAATACCTAGTGCTTGATAGTATGGGTTGAGTATTGATACGGTGTTACTTGCCATATATAGCGGAACACGCCGACTCTGCTTTCCGTCACCTCGTGCGATAGACGTGTGTATAGACATTAACTTATCTATTTCGTTTGGTAGATAATTGTTAGACTCGTCTTGGTATTCGTCAAAAAACCCATGAGCCACTTGCACGAATATGGACGACATTCTCTTAATTTTCCCTGACAATGACAGTGGTAAGCACCACCCACAGGGCTTATCATCTAACAGTAATTGCACCACTGCACCGTCAAACAATTTCTTTTCGGTCATGACGTGACCATTGTAAAACAATCTTCGGATGTCAGTGAAAAATGAATCGGACATGGACTGCATATCTGTTTTATAACGATAGATAAGGTAGAACTGGTTAACGTCTGTTTTTTCTTTCAAAAATGTGTCGATCAGACGCCGTTTAAAAGATACTGTTTTGCCCGCTGTTCGGTTTCCATCTGTAATATATATATCCGGGTTTTTTCCGTTACGATCTTTTAAAGTCAATAAATAATTACAGTCATAATATTTTCCCATGTGTAAACACCTTATACCTTTCGCCAGTTATTGACACCACGTTATAACATTGTAATCCCTTTCTGTCTGTGTACGGTGTCACAGATTGTACATGTGGGTCATTGATGATATGCATTAATGTGTCAGATGTTACAATAGTCATATTTAATTTTTCTAAGTTAATCATATTACACCACCTTATAAAGAAAGGGCGGTTTTCCGCCCTTTCTGATTACTCGTCATATCTAGTTACAATGAGGTTTGTGCCGTTACCCTTTGCAAGTTTAATGTTTTCAAATTTTACGCTAATCTTCTTTTCTTCAACATCCTTACTGTCTCCAACGATTGCACTCAGGTTTTTCAATCTACCCTCAACAACTTTTGACGCACCACTAAAAAGCTCCCCGTTAACTTTTACAACGGAAATCGCAACTTTTTCCAGTTCTCCTGTTTTCTCGTTCAATCTTTCAGAATCCACGATACCGAAACCCTCAAGCACACCCTCTACTTTCTGTTCAACTGCGTCAATGAATCCAAGTCCTGAACCTACGTTCGCCATATCCATTTTTGTGATATTATACAACATGCTTATTTACCTCTCTTTCTTTTTTTAACATTCATCTTGATTACATTGATTAGTGTACACCGGATTCACTTTTTTGTCAAGACTTTTCTGTATTTTAAATGTTTTATTTTTTAACAATATACCGCCTCTGATTCTTACGCCCTTTAAGTTAGCGTCCTCAAGTTGCAAGTTTTCACGTAACGCGGACACCGGTAGTCCGCGGTCAATAAACTCCTGTTTAGCTTGTTTCGTCATACCTGACGCTTTTAAGTTCAAATAAGGTTTACACTCCTCGCCATCCTCTGCTATAACGTGTTCTGCATAGGTTTTCTGACGTTCATAATAAGCGAAATCAAAATCACATTCATTCTTCCAACAGCAAAATTCAACAGGGTCAACAACAACCATTTCAGCCGGTTCTAAACCTTGTAAGTGAATAGAGTCTGTGTCTGCATAACAGAAACGATCATAATTAGCTATGGCATGTCTGATCGTAAAATTTCGCGCGTATGATGTTATAGCTGAACCGACAGGGATATAACCAACAGTTTTTTCATGTTCCTCGTGCAATATGAAACGGACGATCCCATCCTCAGACATATACGGTTCTTTCCATGAACTATCATCTGACATCGCGAACTTGCCATACAAGTTGTTTAGAAAAAGTTTAGCCAGTGTCCGTTTAAAACCTTTACTTTTCTTTTTCATTTCTGCGTATGTATCAATGTATTCATCAAACATACCTGGACGAGCGTAAAACCATACATGGTCTATAATCTCTAAATCGTACAAATCATATGTTTCTTGCAATAATAGCCAATCTGTTTTAGTCAACACAAACTCATGTAGTGTGTCACAGACATTCCCGTCATTGTCATAATAATATCTATAATATTGTGCTTTATACCGTATATCTGAGGTGTACAGATTTTCGTTACCTTTATAATGTGCGTCACCTCGGATATGTAACCACGGAAACGCCCCTGGTTTTAGCCGAAATCGAAACTTACAACGAACAAAATAATAATAATCGTTCAGCTTGTTCATAGTCTCAGACGGTTGACCCAAACAATACTGACCGCGCCCATACGGGTAATAGTTACCGGAGATACTATGCATCATAGACGGATACAATGAATTTACATCATAGACTTTCCCTAATGTTATAGTTCTGTGTGCGTATCTAGGATTCACGTAGCACCATCCGCCGGAATATGATTTGTGTACATATTCCCACATATTGTTATAGCCTGAAAATTCAAAGTGCATGGGATCATCTCGTATGTCAGGGAACAATCTATCGAAATCCTTTTTTGCGAACTGAGATTTAAACTCTGACAAGCAACATGATCCAATCGTTAACTTGTCGTGCCCCTCGTTGAACATCATTTCGAGAGCTTCTTTCAACACAAGAACGTCATTTTTTATGTATTCCTCTTCTTCCGGTGTTATATCGCAATAGGCTTGCCTATTCCCTGTGTACTCCATTTCTAACTTTTGGTGTTTCGTTTTGAATGACTGTCCGATTGCCCTCAAAGATGATGGCATAAGCTTCAAACTATTTCTTATTTCTAATAGTGTGTGTGACCATTTTATTTTAATGTAATACCATTGCCCCATAGCTGAGATTGATGTTTTGAATTGCCTGCTTCTCATATTAGTGTCTTTCACGCTTGTGTGCGTGTATCCCTCGCGGAGCAAAAAGTCCACAATAAATGAACCGTCAAAAGAGAGGTTATGAAAAAATAAAACGTTATTTCCTGACATACGTAAGAATCTAGTTAAAAAATCACGTATACTGTGTGTGATTGTTACACGTTCGGTATCATCATATAGTGCAACGTCAGCACCCGCCCACACTTCAGTGTAATCTTGTTCATGTCCGACTTGTTCCACCATCTCATCTGTCCACACGGTTGTCTCAAAATCACACGCCCAGTAAGTTATTTCTTTCTTTCTTCCCATAACGTCTCACCACCAAATTTATGCGTCTATTCCTCAATTTCTACACCGTCATACATAGACAGAAAATCTTGGTAAGCTTCACTGTCAGGTGCTAAATCCATCATACGCGCTACTTCATTAAAACTGTTTAATATTGCTTCTCTTGTTTCGTAAGGCGGTTCAGGAAATATATCAGGGTGCTGTGATAACACGTAGGCAAAACGCTTACGTGTTTCTTCTGATTTACCATATATCAATCTATTTGTTTGCCACTCGATAAACTGGGCAATGTACCAATAGAACGACTCTCTAACCTGTTGATACCAATTATCTATAATCTGTTCATAACTTTCTGTTGGTGGCAAAATGTCAACACCCAAACCAAGATCTGCTGGTATACCAGATCCACCCTCAACAACTATGTCAACAGTCGGCAAATCAGCTTTTAGTATAGCTACATTTTTTCTCTGCTGTTTTAAGCGTTTCTTTTTGTTCTTAATGGGTTTTAGAATTTCCCCTGTCTCAATATCAACAATACGCGACTTTGATCTGATCTTTTCTCCTGTCTGTTGTTTTAATCGGTTAATGGATGAATTTGTTGGTTTCTTTACTTTTGTAATAACATCCACAATATAGCCTTGCTTCACTGCTCTATTTACACGTCTCAAATAATTTCGATATTCACGCTTATACTGTTCTTTAACGGTCAACTGTTGTCACCAACTTTCTTTAACAATAACCCGTCCGGCGTTCGTGTCCACTGTATTTTATCACCCTCTGTTATCCCTAAGTCAGAAACCGCGCTTGCCGGAATAACCACACGCGCTGTGTAACTACACCCGGACTTCACAAACATTACTTTATAGATTGCGTCAACATTTTCTCTTTTCATTGTTATACCTCACTTTTATTGATGTTTCACGTGAAACATTTGTGCTAATTTTACGGTAACGGAACTAAATAATTGACTAACACAGCTATTACATAGAAAAAACTGTAAAACAGTAGTAATGATATTCCAATTAAAATTAACCATACCATATTTTTTACTGTTCTTTTAATTTTTCTTCTAAACATCCATACATCTCCTTTATCAATGTTGCACTAATCGGAACGTTAATGCGCTGATCGTTTGTTATATACGCGATATACCATTTACCGTTGTCGTACACTTTATCTTGAATTGTGTATAAAAAAGCGTAGTGTAAATTTGTGCGGTATGTTGTGTTACATAATGAAAGAGCTGTACCGTTTTCTTCTCTCATGATTTCTTTCATTTTTTCGTATTCAACAACCGTGTCAGGTGTTACAAGTTCCGGATGATCGTATAACGACTCACAAAAATGGTCTTGGAATCTCTTGCGCACTTGTGCGTGTGTTATCCATTCTGCCATAGCTTTATTCTCCTTTCTTTTGATGATTATATTATAACAATATAACGTGCATTAATCAAGCATAACGTGCATTGTTTTTATAAAATACAATAAACAATTAAGCAATCGTTTAATCGTATGCTGTACATTGTATACAATATTCAATTAAGCAATCGTTTAATCGTGCTGTATCTTATCGTGCATTATACACGCAAGGGGAAAACGTGCATTTTGCGGGGAAAACGAAATACC